TCCGTAAAGAATGGGTATATGGTGACGAAGTAAGATGGGATGGCACTAAAGACAAAACACTTATTATCTATGGCGAACAAGGTCTAGGTGATGAGATATTTTATGGTAGCTGTATTCCTGACGCTATTAGCTCTAGTAAGCAAGTCTATATAGACTGTGACCCAAGACTAGAAGGATTATTTAAACGTAGCTTTCCAGAAGCAGAAGTTCATGGCACTCGTAAAGAAGATAGCCCTGAATGGTTAGCAGATAAGAAGTTTGACTATAGATGTGCCATAGGTGGTTTACCACAGTTCTTTAGACATACCAATAAAGACTTTCCTGGCACACCTTATCTAAAAGCTGACCCTGAAAGACGCATTATGTGGCGTGGGTTATTTGACTCATGGGGTAAGAAAGTTATAGGTCTTACGACTAAAGGTGGTATTAAACATACTAACGCTAAAGGTCGTGAACTTACACAGGAAGATATAGAGCCATTATTAAAGCTCAAAGACTATGTGATAGTCAGTTTAGATTATAGCGTAGAACGCAAATTAGACGGTGTTAAATACTTTGATTTTGCGACAAGTGCAAAAGACTATGATGATACAGCAGCATTAATAGCTGAATGTGATATGGTCTTAGGTGTAAATACAACAGCTCAACATTGTGCAGCAGCTATTGGAGTAAAGACATGGTGTCTAGTTCCTACATGGCATCAATGGCGTTATGCTCAACCTAGTATGCCTTGGTATCGTCACATGAGAATTATCTACCAAGACAATGATACTTGGAAAGAAGTTATCAATAAAGTGGCTAAGCAGTTAAATGGAACTTGGTAAACTTATTTCTGAAGATTATTTAAAGCAACAACAAGAATTACACAATGATAAAAGTTATGGTGTTTCTGGTCATAAATGGGCTAGTAAAATATCACATCATAAAGACATATTAGATTATGGATGCGGTAAGAAAACATTAGAAGAAGCACTTAATAGACCTATTGCTAATTACGACCCATGTGTAGAAGGATTAGAAAATAACAATCAACCACATGACTTTGTATTCTGTGGTGATGTATTAGAACATATAGAACTACATTTGCTAGACAATGTATTGCAAGATATAAAGCGTTGTATGATACATTCAGGTTTATTAGTTATTAGTTTAATACCTGCTAAAAAAACTTTACCAGATGGTCGTAACGCACATCTTATTTTAGAAACACATCATTGGTGGAAAGATAAGTTAGTAAATTATTTCATCATTACTAACGAAGAAGCAAACGATAAAGAATATGTAGTGGAAGTAAAGCCATGGGTTTAGGTGATTGGTTAATGGCATCAGGTGATGCTAAAGAAGCTAACGAAAGAACCGGTAAGAAAGTTAAGATAGGTGATGGCAGTAGAATGTTTACTGACATACAAGTCTTTTCTAATAACCCTAGAATGGCATTTAAATATGATACAGATGTCGTATGGGTCAATAACTATCCTAGCAGTAGACCTTATCTTAAAGGCACACATAAAGGTAAGTTATTATTTAATGATGACTATAAACCTAGAGTAGGTGAAGTTTACTTTAGTCACGAAGAACAAAAAGATATAGATAAGATACAAGGTGACTACATAGTTGTAGAACCTAATGTTAAAAAGACTTTTATTCATACAGTTAATAAAGCATGGCATGGTTGGGATGAGTTATTAAAACATGACTTACCATGGATACAGTTGGGTGATGTAACAGTTGATAAGAAAACAACTTGGGTAGAAACACCAACCTTTAGAAACGCATTGCAGATGTTAAGTAAAGCAAAGTTATTTGTAGGAACAGATGGTGGTTTACATCATGCAGCAGCAGCATTAGGCATACCTTCCGTAGTGATATGGACAGGTTTTACTTCACCGAGGCACTTAGGATATGACACCCATAGAAATATACATGACGGTTCAGAGCCATGTGGGACTTATGATAGCGTATGTCAACATTGCCTTCTAAAAAGCAAAGCAATCACCGTAGAACAGGTTTTAGATGCAGTTAATACTGAGTGGCATAGAACGCAGAGATAACGTCTTAAAACGTTTGCAAAAGCATTGTAAGGGCATTTTAACAAGAGAATGGGATGGTAAGTCTATTCCAGTCGTAGTAGGTAATTTACAGGGTGCAGATAAGATACAAATAGCCTGTAGAGAACAAAACATACCTTATATTCTGATAGACCATGGCTACTTTCACAGGTCATCTGAATTAGAATGGGCTAGATTCTGTGTAAATAACTATCATTGCACAGATTGGCGTGTATCAGATAGAGAAACACCTAAAGTTCACGAGTATCGTAGTGGTGAAAACGTAGTTGTGTTACCTCCACCAGAAAAGATAGCTTATATTTACCAAACTTCTAATTGGTTAGACAGAACAGTAGAAGAAATTAGAAAACATACAGAGAGAAAGATTGTCATTAAGCGTAAAGGCGAAGGTGACTTTAAACAAACATTAGAAAAAGCTCATGTCATTGTGAGTTTTGGTAGTGTCGCAGATGTAGAAGCACTTATTCGTGGTGTGCCTGTCATAGGTTCACCTTATAGCCCTGCAAACCCTGTATCCAATAACATTAAAGACATAGAAAACTTAACATATTTTGACAGAACAGCATGGTTAAGCTCATTAGCTGCTAGTGAATGGCATAAAGATGAGATGGACAAGTGCTGGGATAGATTAAAAGGACAATTAGATGGCATTTACAACCTATACTAGCTTTGTAACTACAGTAGAGAGTTACTTAGCACGAACAGACTTGACAACTGTCATACCTGACTTTATTCAGATGGCACAGTTAAGAATGAGTCGTGACTTGAGAACAGAAGCTATGTTAAAAGTAGCTACAACTACACCTTCTGATAATAAAGTAGCCTTTCCTAGTGACTTCTTAGAGTTAAGAGAGATGCACTTTCAAGGCAATCCACCTATTATTTTAGAGTTTCAATCACCTGATTTGTTCTTCCGTAATGGTCAAACATCATTATCAGGTCGTTCACATTACTTTACAATGTTAGGTACAGAGTTCCAATTTGCACCTAGTCAAAACTCTGATTACACTATTCAAATTTTATATTATGCTCAACCTACATTTATTTCTACTACAACATCTAGTAACTTGTATTTAGCATACTACCCAGACGCTTTACTTTATGCAACATTAGCAGAAGCAGAGCCTTATTTAATGAATGACCCTAGAGTTGCAACATGGTCAGCATTATATGATAGAGCAATTGCTAATATTAAGAAGAGTGACTTAGGTCAAACATACGCATACACCACATTAAACGTAACACCAAGATAAAGGAAAAATCATGGCAGAAATGAGTAACTTTTTAGAGAACGCACTTTTAAATGCTACTCTAAACGCAACAACATACACAGCACCAGCTAACATATACGTATCACTATGGACAACAGACCCTACAGACGCAGGTAGTGGTACAGAAGTTAGTACATCTGGTACTGGATATGCTAGAACAGCAGTATCATTTGCAACAGCTTCAGGCACATCTGGTAACGTATTAAATGACGCAGATGTCACCTTTCCAACTGCTACAGCTTCATGGGGAACAGTAGGCTGGATTGGTATTAATGATGCAATTACAGGTGGTAATCTTTTATACCATACAGCATTAGATACATCTAAAACAATTGATACTGGTGATATCTTTAAGATTTCAACAGGCAACCTTTCAGTTACATTAGCTTAAGGATAATTCATGCCTTTAGTCGTAAAGGATAGAGTCCAAGAAACTTCTACTACAACAGGCACAGGTACGTTTACGCTTGCTGGTGCAGTATCTGGCTTTCAGTCATTCTCTGCTATTGGTAATGCTAATACTACTTACTACGCTATCGTAGGTGGTACAGAATGGGAAGTAGGTCTAGGTACTTACACATCTTCAGGCACTACTTTATCTCGTGATACTATATTAGAGTCTAGCAATGGTGGCACAGCAGTAAACTTTAGTGCAGGCACAAAGAATGTATTTGTTACTTATCCTGCTGAAAAAAGTTTATATTTAGACGGAAGCAATAATGCTATTGGACTAGGTACTGTATCTGCAACAACAACGCTTACAAATGCCACAGGGCTTCCTCTTACTACAGGAGTTACAGGCACTTTACCAGTTGCAAATGGCGGAACAAATCAAACATCTTATACCAATGGTCAATTACTTATTGGTAATACAACTGGTAATACACTAGCTAAAGCTACTCTTACTGCTGGGACTGGAATATCAGTTACAAATGGCTCAGGTTCTATAACAATAGCTAATAGTGCTCCTTCAATTGCTTGGCAATCTGTTCAAACAACTGACTTTACTGCTGTAGCAAGCAATGGTTATCCATGCAATACTACATCTGCAGCGTTTACAGTTACATTACCTGCAACACCTAGTGTGGGAGACCAAGTTCAAATAGTAGATTATGCAGGAACTTTTGCTACAAAAAATATTACTTTAGCACGTAATGGGTCTAATATTACAGGTGTAGCAAATAATTACGCATTAACAACAAATCGTGAGTCAGTTATATTAACTTACATTGATGCTACACAAGGCTGGGTTGTATCTAGTGCAGCTTATACGACATCACCACTTTCAACTGTATACACAGTATCTTATTTATCAGTTTCTGGAGGCGGAGGCGGTGGTACAGCTCAAACAGGTGTAAATATTGGTGGTGGCGGTGGAGCAGGTGGGTATTTATCTGGAACAACATCTTTAGTTTTTGGAACAACATATACAGTAACTGTTGGAGCTGGTGGTGCTGCAAGCACTCAAGGTGGTACATCATCCATAGGAAGTTTAGTTTCTTCTACTGGTGGTGGTTATGGTGGTAATAATGTAAATGGTAATGGTGGTAATGGTGGTTCAGGTGGTGGAGGAGGCTCAGGTAACAGTGGTGGTAGTGGAACCTCAGGTCAAGGAAATAATGGTGGACAAGGCGATACTACTGCTACTAGTTTTGGTGGTGGAGGTGGTGGAGGAGCTAGTGCTGTTGGTGCTAATGCATCTTCAACTGCAGGTGGTAATGGAGGAGCAGGTTCTGCATCTTCTATAACAGGTTCATCAGTAACTCGTGCTGGCGGTGGCGGAGGAGCTACTTTTTCAACATTTACTGCTGGTACAGGTGGAGCAGGAGGTGGTGGTAATGGTGCAAATAATGGAGGAGCAGGTTCAGCAGGCACAGCTAATACAGGCGGAGGCGGTGGTGGTTCATCTCAATTAGGCACTACAGTTGCTGGTGGTGCAGGAGGTTCAGGTGTAGTTATATTGTCTGTTCCTACAACAAACTATTCAGGCACTACAACAGGAAGCCCTACAGTCACAACATCAGGTTCTAATACAATTATGCAATTTAATAGTTCAGGAAGCTACACAGCATGAGTCATTTCGCTAAAGTTTGTGACGGTAAAGTCATTCAAGTTATTGTGGCTGAAAAAGAGTTTTTTGATACATTTGTAGACTCAAGTCCAGGTACTTGGTTACAAACTTCATACAACACTCATGGTAATCAACACCCAGAAGGTAGACCTTTAAGAGGTAACTATGCTGGTATTGGTTATACTTATGACGCTACTAATGACGTATTCTACGCACCACAACCATTTCCATCATGGACACTTAATAATACAACATGGTTATGGGAATCACCTGTAGCATATCCTACAGACGGTAAAGTATATAAATGGAATGAATCCATTACTAACTGGGAAGAAGTAACACTTTAAGGAGCAATAAATGTTTGGCATAAGTGCATTTTCCCAAGCTCCTTTTAGCTCGTTAGCAGTAAGCGGTAATGTAATAACTGCTTCTGCTGCAATTACAGCAGACGCAACCGTAAGTGCATTAGGCACACGCTTTAGAACATCTAACGCAAGCATTAACGCTACTGCAACAGTCACAGTTACAACAAGCGGTGCATTAGTATTTGGTAGTGCGGTTATAAATGGGTTTGCAGATTTATCTGCTGTAGCTACAAGAACGCAGTTTGGTAGTGGTGCAATATTAGGAACAGCTACAGTATCTGCTACTGGCGGTTCTATAGCACTAGCTTCAGCAAGTATCACAGCAACAGGAACAGTCACAGCATTAGGTTCATTACTACAGTCTGGCAATGCTTCTATTACAGCCAATGCTACAGTTACAGCTAATGGATTCCGTATATTATCAGCAACAGGTTCTATCACAGGAATTGCTACAGTTACAGCATTAGGTGGTTATGTAGTATCAGGTTTTGCACGAGTAAATGGGTTTGCTATAGTTACAGTAAGTTCTAACGCTATATTAGCAGGCTTTGCTTATGTAGAAGGCATAGGAACAGTTACTGCTAAAGGTACAAGGCAAGGTGAAGGATGGACACCGGTAGTTCCAGGTGCAGAAACATGGACACCAGTATCAGCAGGTTCAGAAACATGGTCTGCAATATCACCTTCTTCAGATACATGGTCAACAATTACAGCAGGAACAGAAACTTGGACTGATATTTCTCCAGGTAACGATATATGGTTAAGACAAGGATAAAAGATGGCAAAAACCAAAATTTCAGAATTTAGTACAACAGCAGCAGATAATACGGATATCACTAATATCAATATTGCTGAAGGTTGTTCACCAGCTAACTTAAACAACGCTGTTCGTAGCTTAATGGCATTACTAAAAGACCAACAAACAGGTTCTAGTGGTGACCCATTTACAGTAGCAGGTACATTAGTATCTTCAGGTCAAATTGACATTACAGGTGCATTTAGACTAGACTCAACAGCAGGTGCTAGTGGTCAAGTATTGTTATCAGCAGGTGGTAGCACAACTCCTACATGGGGAAGTGCGTTTGTAACTGGTATGATTATCCTATGGTCAGGTTCTTCAGCCACTATTCCTACTGGATGGTTATTATGTGATGGTTCAAGTTCTACACCAGACTTACGTAACCGTTTTGTAGTAGGTGCTACATCTACTTATGCTGTAGGTGCTACTGGTGGTAGTGCAGATGCTATTGTAGTATCTCATACACATACAGTTACAGACTCAGGACATACTCATACTACAGGAACTACAGGTACTGCTTATGTTTTTGATGGTCCAGGTGGTGGTGCTAGAACATACTCAACTGGAAATGGTGGTTCAGTTACAGGCACAGCAACTACAGGCATTACAGTTAATTCAACAGGTTCTAGTGGCACTAATGCTAACTTACCACCTTACTATGCACTTTGCTACATTATGAAGGCTTAATATGCCAGTACAACGCATAGCTTTTAAAGACTGGTTACCTGACCAACCTAGTATATTAGACACAGTATCAGAAGCTAATAACGTTATTCCTTTAGCTGTAGGATATGGTCCGTTTAAGTCAGCAGTAACATTTTCAGGTGCAGCTTCAGAAGACTTGAATAATTGCTTTGCTGCTAAACTAGACAATGATGTATTTATTTTTGCTGGTGGTGCTACTAAACTAT